TCATACACGACCACTCTTTTTCAGTGACGCGGGAAGAAACTTATCAAGCTCCTCGTCGGAAAAAGTGTAGTCCTGTAACTCTTTGAGTGCGTGCTGTGCTGTCTTATAAGCCTTGTTGCTGGTGTGGGGGGCGCCCTGATAAATCCGGGCCACGGCAACCTGCAACTCATCGCGACGGCTCGCCGCCTCGCTGGCTGTAAGTGCTCCTCGAACGAAATCAGTCAGAAGTGATTGATAGGACTCACGCACGCTCCAGAGCAGCGCAGCGGCGTCACGATGCTTCTGAGCGGTGCCACCAGGATCGAACCCCTTCATGTAACCGGCGACCACCAAGTTAGTGAACGAAAGGAGCGCCGTGAGGATCTTGGCGAGGACCTCATCAGTCAGGAACAAAGACACCACGCCACAAGTGGCCAGTGCAGACAGCACGATCTGGGCAATTTTGAAGCGGCGCAATGTGCCGGCGCACAGGTCGGCCATCTTTTCGTGCGTCTTGTGGGTGTATACCACGCGACCCAAACACTCTCGGATCTGGTCTTCGAGCAAGGCGTCCATCAGTATTCCTCTCCTGGTTGAGCTCTCGACTTTGTGCTCGACAGCGTTGCTGGGTCATTATTGCTGAGCCATGTCCCATTACCTGAGCCGGAACCCAGCATGACGCCCCTAGGATTGACTTGAACCTGTGCGGACTCGGGGGGGATCCAAGCGCCGCCTAGGATCGCTAATTCCCGAGACCATCAAAGTTAATGCCCTTCATTTCAGAAGCCGCGCCGCAGGGTTGTCCTCAGCAGCGCCAGCCTGAAAATACCCTATCACGCTCGCCACAGAACGATGTTCCGTCATAGCCATTACTGCCGGCAACGGCACGCCTTGCTTGCCGGCTTCGGTGACGAATCCCGACCGCAGGCTATGCGCGCCGAAGTCCCCCTTCAGTCCTGCCAGGGCGGCACGCCGCTTGACGATCGTGGCCACCGAGCCCGGTAACAAGGCAGGACCGATCCGGTCCTTCCAGATGCGCCGAAAGATTGCCCCCTCGCGAATCCCTGCCGCCTCCAGCCACGCCGACAGCGCTTCGGCGCTGCGCCCCAGGATCGGCTTGTCCGGCGTCGAATCCACCTTGACGCCCGCCTGCTGGGTCTTCGAAAACTCCAGCCGGTAGATGTAGCTGTCATCGCCCGTCTTGCGCAGGTCGCGGAAATCGGCGGCCGCAATCTCACTGCGACGCCGCCCGCCACTGGCGAAGCCAAAGCAGAGCAGGGCGCGATCACGGAGACCTTCCAGCGAGTCGTCGCAGGTGGCCAGCATGGCCTCGAGCTCCTGGCGTGTAATCGCCGTCTTCTTGGTCGGTCGTTCACCACGTTTGACCGCCGAGCGGCGAGCGCGGCTGAGCAGCGTGCGGACGCTGGCCAATTCGCACGGGTTAGCCAATCGTTTGAGCTTATGTGCCGTCGAGAGCACCGCCACGCGCTGAGTCACGGTGGACAGCTTCAGCGGCCCGAGCTTGGCCTTAAGGCCGGCCGCCACCAAGGCCTGATCGGCCATCGGCGGCAGCTCGGTGACCAAGCCAGCCTTGTTTTTGCGCTGAATATGATCGACCAGGAACTGGATCACCACGGCTTCGGTCACCGGCAACGTCAGCTCGACGCCGAAGCGTGTCTGATGCCAGCCGGCCCAGTAACGCAGGGCAGCCGCGTAACTGCGAGTGGTATTGGCCGCCGCAGCCTCAGCCAGCAGTTCGCGCACCGCATCGGCCGCTTGCTGGGCCAATTGTTCCGGCAGCACCAGGCTGGAAGCGGGTGCTACGAGGTCTGCAGAGGTGCGCTTATGCTTCATAATATGTAATGTACATTACGAAATAGGGCGCATACTGGCGATAATCATCACTTATCGCGAGTACGAATCCAAGCGGGCAGGGCGCCAATCGAGGAGACCCGGGTATGGCACGCGGCATTACCCAAGACCAGGTCAATCGGGCCGCGGACGCCATTCTGGGCGCCGGCGAGAATCCGACCGTGGAGAAAGTGCGGGCCGAACTCGGTACCGGCTCGCCCAACACGATCACCCGCATGCTTGATAGTTGGCGCGCCCAGCTTGGAGAGCGGCTCCGGCAGCTAAGTGCCCTGCCGGAGGTCCCTGGCCCGGTGGGGCAGGTGATGATCGAGCTATGGCGCCTTGCTACTGAGCATGCTGAGGGCGCCATCGAGCGCCGTTTCGAGACCGCACGGGCTTCGCTAGAGGCGGACCAAACCCGGCTGGCGACAGAGCGCGAAGACTGGGAGGCTCGACTGCAGGCGGCTGAAACTAATGCAGCACACGCGCAGGCCGCCCGGGATCTCGCCGAGCACGCTTGCGCCACTCTCGACGGCCAGCTGCAGGACAGTCATGCGCTGCGCGCTGATCTGGGGCAGCAGCGCGATCGTCTACAAGACCAGTGTGATGCTCTATCTGCACAAGTCCAAATGCTTCGAACCCAGCTGGACGAGAATCAGGTCGTTCTGCGGACAGAGCGTGAGCGGCAGGAGGCCTATATTCGCGCTGCTGAAGACCGCTCACACCTAGAAGTCGATCGTGCTCGACAGGAAGCCAAGCAGTGGCAGCAACGGCACGAAGGCGCGGAACGGGTTCATAAAGATGTTGTCGCTGCCATGCAGGGCCAGCTCAATTTAGTCGCCGCCCAGTCGCGCGACCTTGAACAAGAGACCGCGCGGCAAGCCGGCCAGATAGCCGGATTAGAAAAGGCTTTATCGGAAGCCTATGCGGCGGCGGCAAAACCCAAGCGTCCGCTTTCCCCGAAAGCAAAGGCGTCCACACGCGCTCGCGCACCAAAGAAGTCGCCGGCAGGGTCAGGTCGCAAATAGCTCGATGTCAGAAGACGACCGAATAAGCGGACATGACACGATTAGCGGACAAACGACAGAATTAAGAGGACTGCGACACCGCCCAATTGGGCAACAGCCTGCTGCCCAATTGGGCAGGCGAAGCATCGCGCTAACCGTCCTACGGGCCGTGGGGGCACCATGACGACCATCGAGCTACGCGACTTGCACCTAGTGAAGAAAGCCCTTGCGATCACCGTTCTGGTGATGGAGCGTCAACGTGGGCCACTGCAATCCCGGTCTGACCAGCTGGATATGAAGCTGCTGCTCGATCGCCTGGTCGGCGACGCTGAAATGGAGCTATACACTCGCGCAGCTTGGATCGCGGTGACTGGGAGGCCGCCGGACACGAAAGACTCGTGATTGCCTGAGGGACCGTCCAGTAATTGATCAACGGCTGGCTGACCAATTCCCATAATCGAACTGGTGGCGGAGAACAGTGGCGCAACATTGTTGGCAGTCCGTCGGCCCTGGTCCGACCTTGTGGGCTATTACACGCGATGGTCCAAGTTTCTAGTCACACATGGCGCAAGTTGTCGGTCTTGCGGCACAAATTTCATGGCTGCAATCAGATGACGCGGCTCAGGTTTCATGGCTGCAACCAGTGACGATGGCTCCGGCCGCATCTGCCGGATGCTACTGATTGCGTTACATCGCCGGACTTCCACAGATCTCGCTAAAAGTAACGTAATCACTTAGCGGGACGTAACAGAAACAGTAGCTTCGGCTCCAACGGGGCACAATGATTAGCCAGCTCTGGGGCATCTTTAATTTCGCATAATGTATAGACGTCGCACTATTTGAGACGTCCGCATGCGCGGTGATGGTCTCGGCGTGAGCCGGGTAGAGGCCTACCGCAAGCGTGACTGCCGCAGCCAGTTGAGCAAGTCGAAGCCACACCTTGCGGGCTTCGGGGTTGCGCGCCCGCTCCGCCTCAATCAGAGGAAGCCAGTGCGCAATTGCTTGGCCGGTGGCTGCGCACATCGTTGCCACGTTGTCCGCGTCGGGATGGCCAAGGCCATTTCGCCATTTGCTGACAGCGGCACGGCCTATGCCCAGGCTCTTAGCTGCCGCGTTATCCGAAGTAAGCGAGCGTGCCTTGATGTACTGGTCGAGGAGGTCAATTGTCGCGGTCATGTATCCAGCCCGTTGACAGTGGTGTCTACGGCCAGTATACATAGCCCCGTTGTATCCGAGTCGGATACACGACAAGGGGCCTCCGATGATCGTTCTAGCCGTTCTCTGCGTAGCTCTGCCGGCCTTCTGGCTATGGCTCCGCTTGAAGCCCCTCCTTGATCGTGATGCCGCCCTGAGGGCAGAGGGCTGGCTGTGAACGTGGTCACTGTCGATCAGTTCGGTGAGGCGATGCTCGCGCTGTGGAAGGCGGGGCTCCTCGGTGCGTTTCTGGCCGTGTGGCTTGGCGGCTTGTTCGCAGGTTGCTCCAACCATTTTTTGTGGTTGTTCCTGCGCCGTTCGTCTCGCTGGCGTCGGTTCGACCGCGCGATGCGCAAGGTGATGCCGTGAGCGCGGAGGTCATTGGCGAGCTCGCGTGCATCGTGCTGCTGCTCGGACTCCTGTTCGTGTTCTGGCTTGAGGGTATGGAGCCGTGAGCTGCCCGGTGCGCTCGATCTCGGAATCTGCGACGGCATTCGACCGTCGTCTCTGCATGCACGTTGGCCGCATGAGCCAGGGCGAAAGCGTGATGCGTGATGCCTCTGTGATCTACGCCGAGGGCGTGGTTTCTGGCCTCTCGCTCGCCGTTGCTGCGCTTCAGCGCAAAGAGCGGCTTATCGACTATCTGCGCCGCTGGGAACACCAGTTGCGTTTGCGCGTGGAGCGTGAGCATGGCTGACAGGGACGTGAGCGAGCATATCGCTGCGATGAAGTCGCGCGCGGACAGTGCGGCATTGATGGGTCGGGATCATCTCGCGGGCGCTTACTCGGCGTGTGCAGTGATGCTGCTTGACGCCGCGCTTGAGGATGGCGTGGAACTGGACACCGAGTTGCTCGGTGACGCCTTCGGGGTTGCCTATGATTGCTGACGGCGCAACCCCATGCCTGTACACCCTGCGCGACGGGCAGGGGACAAGCTCTCTCGCGTTGGCGCCGCCTGCCATGTCGCGGCGCACACGTGCATGGGCGAATCCAGCCATGCGCGCCTTCCGTGGGTTCAGCGCCGATGCTGTGCGTGAGCGTGCCGCGCAGCAAAACGCCATGGATGCGCCATTCAAAGAGATGGCGCGCGAAAAGTTTTTTGATGGTGTGGCTGGGAAAGACGGCGGCGGCCGGTGCGGCGCGCGCGGAGCGCGCGACGCGCAGGGCGCGGACGGCTTTACGGAACTTGACCCATATAAAACAAAGGGAGCAAGGCTTCGCGAAGTCCTCGAAATAGACGTCTATTCGTCCCGCGTGCGAAAGCTTCAGAAGGCGGTGCGCAATTCGGCGCACATTCTGGATTCTGCCGCGCACGTGGATGAGCAGGGCGTGCGCTGGCGCCGTCTGTTCGTGACGCTGACGTACGCGGAGGACGGCGCGTGGAAGCCTGGGCATGTGGGTGACTTCCGGCGCGGCGTGCGCGATTGGTTCAAGCGCAGTTGCCAAGGAACCCGCATGCGCATGGTGTGGGTGATGGAACTCACGAAGCGCGGCCGTCCGCACTATCACTGCATGATCTGGGTGAGGGCGCGTGACTATTTCCCGAACCCTCACAAGGCGGGCTGGTGGCCGCATGGCTTCGCGCACGTGCTGAGCAGCAAGGTGCACATCAATCGCCCGGTCGCCTATATGGCGAAGTACGCGAGCAAGTTCACGGCGGAGCAGGCGAAGCACGTGCCGAAGGGCGCGCGCCTGTACGGCGTGTGCGGCGCGACGGAAGAGGGCAAGCGCGTGATTCGCTGGTGGCGTGCGCCGATCTTCGCGCGCGATGCCATGGGCGGCGCGGCAGACATTCGCAAGGTGACCGGCGGTTATTTGAACCGCGTGACCGGCGAGTTTTTGGCTTCCGAGTGGAAGGTAACCATCACGCCAAGCGGGCGTGTTTTTGCATGGCGGTACATACCGCCTCTAACGGAGACGATCCAATGAACGGTTTGACTTTCAACGTGCTTCCGCGTGAGCCGGAAGCGGCGAAGTTTGAGCGCGACGGTGTGGTGCGCCACTACTTCAACCAGTGGGCGACGGTCGAAATCGACGGCCTGCCACAGTCGTTTCAGTTTTCCAGCGATGAGCCGCTGCCCGCAGGTCCGGCGACGCTCGACCCGAAGTCGTTCGGCACGATGAACGGCAAGCTCGCGCTAGGTCGCGTGAAGCTGGTCCCGCTCAAGAAGTCGGCGCCTGCGCCGGCTGCGCAGCCGAAGTAAGGGCCGGCCATGTCTTACCTGTACTGCCCTGATGAGGCGATCGACCAGAGCACAGGGCAGTGCACGGACCCGCATTGGGTCCAAGTTCCCGGGGGGTTGCCGCCCCTCTCCGCGACTCAAGGCGCAGCCATTGCCGCAGCGATTGCGACGGCTTGGGCCTTGGGCTACTGCGGGCGGCTTATTCGAAATGCAATGAGAGGTAGAGCATGAATCTCAAGTCCAAGGGTCTGGCCGTTGTTTCCGTTCTGTCGGGTGGCTTCATCGCTGCGCCGGCTTTTGCTGCCGACGACATGTCCACGGCGGTGGTCACCGCGATCTCGGGCGTGAATCCGCAGATCGTGGCCGTGGTGGGCGCGGTCGCCGGTGCGCTCGTGCTGATCGTGGCGTGGCAGCTGATTAAGAAGGCCATGCACTAAGCCAGGGCAGTGGCGTGACACGGCGGCGGGGTAACTCGCCGCCTTTTTTCTTGGGAGCCGGTGATGACTATTGCTGACTACGCAGGCTACTTCGTGATGATCGCGTTTCTGGGGGCGGTGTGGCTCGCATTCTCTGGGGACTGATTGTGTGCGTTGTGGCGCTATCGTTCGCGCCGCGCGCGTTTGCTGGTTATCCCGATCTGGCGTCGGCCTACGCGGCGTGTCAGGGCGCCATGGCGCAGTACCCCGCTCAGGGTTTCCCTGCGGCGAATTTCACGGAGGCGTGCGTGTACCACGGCCCCGGCACGAATGGGTGGACCGGTGGCGGGTACAACGTTGCTTACAAGGGTCCGCCATACAGCGATTTCGTTTCTTTCTTTGGCACGATGACGGCGGGTGCAGACCCGCAGACTGCCGTGTGCAAAGCGCGCCCGCCGCTGCATCAAGCGTTCGACGGCACGAACACGACGGTAGTGAACGCCGGGTGCAAATACGCACTCAAGACGGATGACGACGGCGCCGTGAAAGTGTGCGGCGTTTGGAATGGAAAACAGTTCTGTACGGGCTCGGCCACGTGGCTGCCTACAGGTGACTATGCCGGTTCGACGCCCACGAATCCGAACCCGGCGCCTCCGGCGCCAAAGGTATGTGACGGGGGCTCGTGTTATGACCCCGCTGGAAATCAGTATTGCGCGTCGAGCGGAAGCGGGCAGGTGTGCGTTCCGGCGCCCAGCGGCTCATCGTCGGGCGGGTGTTCGAGTGGCGGCGGTACGACACTGTGCGCGGGTTCGCCTGCGCCGAAGCCTCCTAATCCCCCGATCTCTGACCCGTCGTCACAGATTGCCTCTTCGGATAACTACACCAGCCAGGGCGGTACTGGGCCGATTAGCAATGTCACGGTGAATAACTACAACGCTACGGGTTCGGGCGCGAAGAATGGCGCCGGCACTGGCGATAGCGGTGCGCCCGCATCGAGCAGCACGGCGCCGACGCCTCCGGGTGATGGCACGTCTGCCGGTGGTGGTGGCGATTGCAACACCCCGCCTCGCGTGGAAGGCAGTCCGGCACTGGGGTTGATCGCGCAACAGACGTGGCTTCTTCGCTGCTCGGAAGCAGGACAGGTGACCGACGACACGAACACCACGGTCCCGGGTTTGGATGCGATACCGAACCAGCCCGATGCGTCGATCAACAAGCAAATTACCGTGGTCGATAAGCTCGATTTCTCGGGCTTTGGCGGCGGTGGGCAGTGCCCGAAGCTTCCCGATGTGGATCTGGGCATGTTCGGGCACTACGACCTGCAATCGGACTGGTGGTGCGATTTCTTGAACAAGCTGGGCTACGTGATGGTGCTGCTGGGCGTGTGGCGCGCGTTGGTCATTCTGGGAGACAAGTGACATGTTCGACGGCTTGAAAGCGTGGCTGTGGACGCACCTGAAAATGCTGATGGGCATTTTCATCAGCACGATGCTGCTCAAGTCTGGCGGCATCATCGGCAAGATTTTTGGGACGCTCGGGCTCGCGTTCGTCACCTACAAGTACGTGATGCCCGAAGTGAAAGGCCTGCTGCTGCAATACGCCTCCGGCCTGAGCACGGAGGTTTACAACCTCATCACCTACACGAGGTTCGACGTGTTCATGTGCCTCATCATCTCGGCGGTGGCGACCAAGCTCGCGTCTAACCTGATGGTCGGCAAGGTGGGCACGTAATGGCGATCACGCTTGTCACCGGCCAGCCTGGGCACGGCAAAAGCCTTTACGCGATCTGGCGTGGCCTTCAGTACGTGAGGGAGGGCCGCGAGGTCTATGCATCCGGCTTCAAGGGACTGGATTACGAAAAGACAGGCTTCAAGCCGCTGCCGCATGACTTCCGCGAGTTCGATGTGGCGGATAAGGACGATCAGGGGCGCGTGATGCCGAAGTGGCAGCTGTTGCCGCACGGTTCCGTGATCTTGCTGGATGAGTGTTACGACTACATGCCCACGCGTGCCAATGGGTCGAAGGTGCCTCCGCACGTTGACGCGTTGGCGAGGCATCGCCACCATGGCTATGACATTTTGCTGGTGTGCCAGAAGCACGACCAGCTGGACAGCTTCGTCAAGGGCCTGCTCGATCCGCACATCCACGTGCGCCGCAAGTTCGGCTTTAACGTCGCGATCCTGAAGACATGGGACCGCTACGAATCGAATTGCGCTAAGGATACGAATCCGCTGACGGCGCCCTCGTGGCGCTATCCGAAAGACGTGTTCGGGCTGTACACCAGCGCGACCATGCACACGGTGAAAAAGAAGCTGCCGTGGTACTTCTTTGCCCCGTTTGTGCTGTTGCCGATGATCGGTGGCGCGGCGTGGTACGCCAAGCACTCGTTCACGAGCATGGGTCAGCCTGACGGCGGACCGGCTTCCGCGAGCAACGTGGTGCATGGTGACACCGCTGCATCGTCGGGCGCCGTGAAGGATGCTGACGACAGCTTGCGCAGGCGTGATTTCGTGGCATGGCTGAAGCCGCGGGTGCCTGGGCAACCGTGGACGGCGCCGGCCTACGATCAATTGCCGGTGCAGGGTGTGCCCGATCTTTTCTGTATTGCCGTAGATGATGGGCGCTGTACGTGCCACACGGAGCAAGGCACGAAATACGAGGTTGATGCCGGCGTGTGCCGCGCGATCGCTCGCGACGGTGTGTACAACCCGTTTCGCAAGCCGCTGGAACGCGCCATAAGGTCTAATGACCGCGAGCGCGATCCAGCCAAAGGAAAAGAGCAGGGCGGCGCTGTAGTGGTTGCGGATGGCGGTTCAGGCGGCTATTGGCCGAAAGACACCATTCCTCAGGCCTATAGTCCGCCTCAACATCAAATTGCCACGGGGATGAACTG